GGTCGGGGTGGTACGGTTCAGGAGTTTCATGGCTCCGAGGTTGGTTTCTGGGATAAGGCAGAAGAGATATTCGCAGGTATGATGCAGTCAATCCCTTCTGGTAAAGACATGGGAGGGACAGAGGTGTTCCTTGAGTCCACCGCTAATGGTCCTAGGGGCAAGTTCTACGACCTGTGCATGGATGCCATTAATGGAAAGAACGAGTATATCCTTGTGTTTACCCCGTGGTTCTGGCAAGACGAGTACTCCACCGAGCAAAACCCCAAGCAGAAGGCGGTCTTAGACGAGGAAGAGAAGTCATATCAAAGGACTTACGACCTCACTGTAGAGCAGATGCTGTGGCGTAGGTACAAGATATCTGAGCTTGGAGAGAGCAAGTTCAAGCAAGAGTACCCTGCTTCTGCACAAGAGGCGTTCGAGTATTCTGAGAAGGGTTCCTTCTTCGACAGGGAAAAGGTTATAAACTGCGCCAAACCCAAAGACCTTACGAGGGCTCATGTGGGTGCTAAGATTGGAGCACTAGACCCTTCTGGTGGTAAAGAGAAGTCTGATAGGATAGCAATAGGGTACGGGGACGATATAGCTATACGAGAGATACGGTACATGAGTATGCTAGACCCCACACAACACGGGCGCATGGCCGAGGACTACATAGATGAGCGGGGGCTAGACTACCTCTGGGTAGACGCTATCGGTGTTGGGGCCACAGTATACTCCAACCTCATGCACGGCAGACATCGGAATAAGATTAGACCATTCATATCCTCTGGTAAGACCTCCACGTTCATTGACGGGAAAGAGGTGTATGGGAACCGCAGAGCTGAGGCTCACGGGAAGTTCAGGGATTGGATTGGTAATGGGGATGTGTATGAGATACCTGACAACCAAGAACTCATAAACGATATATGTGCTCCACTAGAGACTGTCCACAAGGTTAGTGGTAGAATCATGGTAGAGTCCAAAGAGGACATGAGAGACATCAGGGGCATACCTTCCCCAGACGGTCTTGATGTGTGTATAATGATTAAGTGTGAGGAACTGAGAAAGTCCTTGACAAACCGAGCTCAATTTGATACAGTCTACGTTGACTACGACCCATTAAATGAGGGATTATAATATTATGAGTGGAATGCTTAGCCCAGAAAAACCTAAAGAAGTCGATGAAGGAGAGGTTTCAGCAGACGTTAATCGTCAGCGTGAAGCAGCTATGCGTAGATCCCGTATGGACCAAAACACAACAGTTGCTGGGGCATCCTCCGCAAAGGCAAACCTTTTCCGTAAAACACTTGGACAATAATCGATGCCCCCATCTTCTGAATTTATAAAGTACAGCAAGGTATACCATAAAGCAAAAGGTGATCGAGGCAATACGGATAATCACTGGCATGAGGCTGCACAGTTTGGCTCCCCACGAGATCGCATCTTTATCGAGCATCGCACTCCTGGAACCAAGCTACGCCAAAGTCAATACGATGAATCTGCTGAGCTTACATTAGACAGAGCTACTTCTGTTCTTATGTCTATGACCTCCCCTAAGCACCAACGCTATTTCGGGTTTGAACACGTCCCCGACATCTTGTCTGGGGACAACGGGTTCGATAACGCCAAGCAAGACAGTCTTGACCGAGCAGAAGATATATTGTTCGAGGCACGATACCGTCCCAAAGGTAGTTTCTCAGAAGCAAGATACCAGTACATGCGAAGCCTTCTTGGCTTTGGTAATGGTATTGTTTTCTGCGACAAGGGACCAGACCGCTCCACACCTATCACCTACCGATTCTGTCACCTCTCCAACACGCACATCATTGTTGATGGGTTAGACAACATCACAGGGGTGTTCTATTCCAGAGCACTCACAGCCTCACAGATTGTTTTCGAGTTTGGTAAGGACAATGTACCAACCACAATCTTAGAGCAGTCTGAGCGCATTGAGCAGTTGGGTAGTCAAGAGAGCGGAGAGAAGCATACTGTAGTTCATGCAGTCATGCACAACGAGTTCTTTGACCCACGTAGCCTTAACAAAGAGAAGATGAAGTACACATCAAAGCACTTCCTTGCCAACAACAAGGATGACCATGGGTTCTTACGTGAAGGTGGTTATAGAACCATGCCTTACGCAATCACCCGTGACGAACATCTTCCAAACGAGATTTACGGTCGAGGAACACTTCAAAAGATACTCCCCGCAATCAAGATGATTAATCAGCAAAAGCGAACACACATCGCTGCTGGTCATCGCATTGCCACACCTGCACTACTTCTGCGCGACAATAGCTCAATGAATGTTAATCAGATTAAACCGAACTCCATAGTTGCAGGAGGACTTGGGTCTGACGGTAAGCCTAACGCAGTGCCACTTTCTCACGGAGTTAACCTAGAAGTCTCAGAGGTAATGCTACGAGACACACGCGAGATTATACAGAAAGCATTTAACATGGACTTGCTTGTGTCCAACATGAGCGAGAATCGTGACCGCATCACAGCGTTCGAGATTGCTACTCGGTCACAAGAACAAGCACGTACAATCGGACCGCTTGCAGCTAGAGATGAAGACCAGTTCCAGAACACCCTTGTAGAGCGAGAGCTTGACATCCTCGATATGGATTGGGGAGCCTTCGATGACTTTGAAGAGTTCGACAACACTGAGTTCAATATCGTATTTAAATCCCAACTCAGCTTTGCACAGAAATCCGACGAGGTACTATCACTTACACGGAGCTTCGAGTTCGCTCAAGGTATCGCACAGTTCAAGCCAGAGATTATGAATAAGTTCGACTACAGTGAAGCTATGGATATTGTTGGTTCAGCTAACGGTACTCCAGGAAGAGCGTTCATTTCCAAAGAAGAATACGAAGCTATTAATAATAAAGAGAGAGAGTCTCAGGAGACTGAGGCAATGATGCAGAACGCTGGAGGAATGGCGCAAGCCGTAGACATACTAGGAGGTTCACCAGATGCAGGGGCTATCTAAGCTAGGGGAAATGGTAACACGACCATTCAGGAATCAGAAGCATATTGTTAACTCTTACAAGACTGTGTTCACTCCTGAGGGGTATTTAAGCGAGGATGCCAAACTTGTACTCGGTCATCTCGGACAGTTCTGTGGTTGCGAAGTCACAGACTATGGTAGTGACCCTACACAAATGGCGAGAATGTCAGGTCGGTTAGAGGCTTTCAACTGGATTAAGAAACATGTTCAGTATAAAGATACGTTTAAACTAGAGGAAGAAATTAGAGAATTCGAGGAGATTTATAAAGATGAGTGATTTTGCGAGTATGGGTGAGGGACAAGCCACAGAGGCCCCCGCTGCGACACAAGGCAATACACCAGAGATTCAGTCCATTGTGGATTCTGGGGACGGACCAGACTATTCATGGGCTGGTGATGTCTCGGATGATGACAAGGGTTGGCTTGAAAACAAAGGGTTCTCTAGTGCAGAGGAGGCGATTAAGTCGCACCGAAGCCTTGAGGGATTCCACGGAGTTAGTGCAGACCGCCTGATGAAGCTACCTGATGATGGTGGTGACATGGGAGACATCTACAACAAGCTCGGCAGACCAGAGACAGTAGAGGGATACAAGTTTGAGGCAGAGGGGTTTGAAGAGACTCAACTGACTGGGCTATTAAAAGAGGTAGGACACAAGCATGGGTTGACAGCCTCGGCTTACACAGAGATTGTCGGCAAGGCTCTTGAGATGGAGACTGCTTCACAGCAAGCTATCCAAGAAGCCAAGACAGCAGAGTATAACAACGAGATATCCTCGATGCAGAGCGACTGGGGAACTAAGTACGAAGAAGTCCTTGGTTCAGCAGACCGCGCAGTACGAGCACTGGGGATTAGTGATGAGCAACGAGATGCAATCGTAGACTCTATGGGTCCACGGCAAGCAGTTGAGATGCTTAACAAGATGTACTCATCCCTTGGTGAGGACGTAGTGGCTTCAGTAAACAACGAAGAACCTTACGGCAAGACACAAGAAGCAACTGAGCAAGAGCTTTCTCAGTTAATGCGAGATATTGGTAACGACCGTAAGCGCAAGGATACATTCGACACCAAGTCAGGCGAGGACTACGCTAAGTATATTCGACTGTCAAACACACAAGAGCAATACTACCGAGACTAAGTAAGTGAAAACCACTCTATTAGAGTGTTAACATATTGGACAAGGCATCGGCCCCCATGACAGATGAGAAAGCTCATCACCCAAAGAGCGACCCCTTTTATGGATAAGTCGATCAAATTGTAACTAAACTATAATTTATCGAAAGGTTAAAATCATGGCTAATGCTATTGACACCCTGTACACTAAAAAGTTTACAGATGTTCTGCGTTTAAACGCACAACAAGAAATGTCGTATTTCCGACCTGGAGCAGTAGAACAATCCTGCTCTGGCGAACATGCGAATGTCGTTGACTTCGTTGGAAAATCAACTGTTGCAGAACGAACAACTCGTGGCGAAATGAAAACTATCGCTGACAAAGACCACTCAAGACGTTGGGTCGAACCACACAACTACTCCACTGAATCAGATATTGTTGACTCCTTGGATATGTTACGCACGATGGTTGATCCAACTGGACAGTATCAGGCTTCTCAGCTTGCTGCTATGGGTCGAAAAATTGATGATGACTTCATCGCTGCACTTCACGGAACTGCTAAGACTGGTAAATCTGGTACTACAAGTACTGCATGGGATACCGCTCAAGACGTTGCCGCTGGTGGAACAAACTTCACTATCACAAAAGTACTTGCAGGTATGCAGTTGCTTCAAGAGAACGAAGTTATCCTTGGTTCAAAGTCCG